ATTTATACGCTTTTGACCGACAAGGTACAAGCGGGCAATACCGTTTACCCTTACGAGTTGAGCTATGTGCAGAGAGTGCTAAATGACGGGGGTACGATGGAGCTATCGACCTGCTTTACGGATGTGAGCGAGCTTTCTGGCACCATTCCGGTATACACCTCTGAAAGCCCCGATTTTAGCGCGGATGCGTACATCTACATCTATCCTATCAGCCAACAGGAAACAGGGCCGCAGGATGAGTTTATCTACGATTGCAGCGTAAGTATTAAATGCGCCATCGCCAACGATCAGGCGGTGGTGAGTGTTAGGGACGTGAACAAACTAGGGAATACGGTTGCGGAGATCATGCAGCCGACTACTTTTGACACTATCACGGTGACGGGCTTTAATGTTATCACTCAGCAGATACAGAGCGTGAATTATGTGGAGCCTTTGCTTAACGGCAGCAGGTATGAGTTCAGCGTTACGATGGATTGGCTTGTAAGGGTTGCGAGCGTGTAATAGTTTGCCTATCTTTGGCGTGTTCTCATCATTCTCTTTTTAAAGGGGTGTTTTTGGTGTCCAGCCTGCGCCCCTTTTTTATTTCAAATAATTTGAAAAATAATTTGTGCAGAATAGAAACCTTTTGTAGTTTAGCCTCGTCAAACGAATAAAAACCAAGCGACATGGCAACTTCAGAAAGAATTTACAGTATAGCTGCCAACACAAGCATCGAAACTATTGAAGATGCAGTTAAGATGTGGAAAGTTGAAGGCAAAGACGAAAAAGTAAGCCTTTACAATTCTTTGATGCAATTAGGAGATTCGCAAAAAATAGCCTACGCCACGTCTGTAATGCACGAAGATCAGGAGATAAGCGAAATGTACAGAGTGGCTTACTCTTCATAAACCTAGTTTGAGTTAGGGGGATAGCCTCGGCCTACGGGTCGGGGCTTTTTTGTTGCTTCGTAAATTTGTGACATCAAACAAATTCCACAATGGCACAAAAGGACGGGCGCGTAATTCGCCTAGAAATCAACAGCAACTTCCTTAAAGGAGTTACCACCTCAGCTCTCAGCTTAACAGCTGACATGATCGACGTCACCAACTACGAAAGCAATAAGAGCAAAGAGTATCTCCCAGGGGAGCAGACCGGAACGGTTACAGCCACTTTTACCTTTGACCCTGACGTAAGCTCTGCCAATTTCACTGACGTATTTACCGCTTGGAAGGCGGGTACTGAGCTTCCTTTCGTTTACGGAGATTCAACCTCGGGATCGGAAGTTATCACAGGCAACTGCTTGGTGTCTTCATTGAATTGGAACGGCCCAAAGAACGAGGTAAGCACTTGCGATACCACTTTGCAGATTACAGGCCCCGTTGCTATTGATGTAGCTTCCTAATGCGTTGGACGTGGAATAACGGAGCATCGCTCCATTTGGCCGAGATCCTCGGGCATGAATACTTGGATGAAACCTATGCCGTAATTGATACGGCTTTAGGTTTTTTCCGTAATATCAAAGCCGAGAATCAGAAGAGGAGCATAAAGATCAGCGAATGGAAAGCGTTCGCCAATATCCTGTATGCTGCTCATTTGGCCGCTTGTGACCGCGATAAGGTAGAGCCGGAGGTGAGCTTGGAGGACTGCTTCAGTCATGTGAACAGGGAGCCTGCTATTATTGTCGAGGTGCTGACTGAGGCTATCAAGACCATCACCATCAAGCAGAAGGGCGAAGCGGGGGAGGAGATCGCCTGACGTGGGATGACCTTTTGGACGTGGCGTGCGGTGAGCTAGGGCTACGTCAGGCGGAGTTTGAGGACATGACTTTTCGGGAGTTCACCCACCGAGTGAGAGGGGATAGAAACAAGCGATACGAGATGTATAGCGTGATGCGAAACCTCGCAGCGTGGCAAGTGAACATCCATATCGCCAAAGGTGACAGGGTGACCCCTCAGCAGATGCTACCCTTGCCGATAGACGGAAAGACTTCGGAGGTGTTTGACGATGAAACCCTAGAGAGATTGAAAAACTGGAACCCCATTAAGCGATGAAAGTATCTGAGATGTATGTTGAGATAGGCGCGAAGATCGACAAGCTCGAATCTGCGCTTAATCGCATGGAGGGGGACATTAAGAACACGGGCAAGAGGGCGGAGAGTGCTTCGCGTGACAGCTTCGGGAAGATAGGCGGCATCATTGCAGGGGCTTTCAGCGTTCAGGCCGTTATGAGCTTTTCAAAGCAGATCATTGCGGTGCGCGGTGAGTTTGAAAAGTTCGAGGCAGTTTTAACCAATACACTAGGGAGCAGCAGCGCGGCACAGCTCGCCCTATCGGATATTAAAGACTTCGCAGCTCAGACACCTTTTAGCGTTCAAGAGCTTACTGGCTCTTTTGTAAAGTTGGCGAATCAGGGCTTTGTTCCCACCATCCAACAGATGCGAAAGCTAGGGGATGTAGCGGCTGCAACAGGCAAAGGCTTTGATCAATTAGCTGAGGCTATTATTGATGCCCAAGTAGGGGAATTTGAGCGTTTGAAAGAGTTCGGCATTCGAGCGCAGAAAGAAGGGGATAATGTGAAGTTTACCTTCAAAGGCGTGCAAACGCAAGTAGATTTTACGGCCGAGAGCATTCAGGATTACATTCTAGGATTAGGTGAAGTTGAGGGGGTAAGCGGTGCGACTGCGGCCATATCTGAAACGCTATCGGGTAAGGTTTCCAATCTTGGAGATGCTTACGATAACCTTTTGAATACGATAGGCGATAGCGGCCTTTGGAAGAATGCTATTGATGGCGTTTCAGGTTTGCTATCGGCCACAACAGAATTAGTAGACTACCTCAAACAGGATGGCGTTAGCGCGTGGCAAAAGTTTGGGGACATTATCGCAACAGCTACGGGTAATCCTGCTGTACTTGCTAAGATAGCCGCTACCAATGCGGCATTGGATGCACAAAAGAAAGCTACTTTAGAAGTTCAAGCAGCGCAAGAGGCGGGAAGTATGCCCAAGGCAAAAGGCGGCCAATCAGGTAGCACGATAGCCCCAACGAAGGAGGAAATCGAAAGATGGCACTCCCTTGGAGCAGCGGCCAACCTGACAGCGCAGATTTTAGAAGATGCCTTCGGAGCATCTGCCATCGACATAAGCGGCCCTATCGTTGAAATGGATAGGCTCACCGACCCCGAAATGGAGGAAGCCCTTTCCCGCATGAGCGTGGAGCTTGAAGATGTCACTGAAAAGCTGAAAGACTACTACGGGGAGCTTGAAAGGGCAAACATGGCAGGGGAGCTATTCGGAAGCGTTCTAAACAGCGCATTTGAAGCGGCCCTTATCAATGGGGAGAGCTTCTTTGAAACATTCGGAAATGGGCTAAAACAGCTTATACAACAGCTTGCAGCGGCTGCGGCCACATCGTTAGTCCTATCGGCTATCCTTAGTAGTTTCATGCCGGGCATTGGCTTTGGGAAGATCTTCGGCCAAGTCGCAGGCGGTATGGGTGGAAGCGGTGGAACACTTAGCGGAATCTTCAAGCTATTCGGAACTGATTTAATAGCAAGCGGGGATAGAACAACAGGGCAACAAGGTAGATTCTAATGTCAACGAAATACAAGGCTAAATTCACCGACACCCGCGAGAATTATGAATGGGAGGTTCACCTATTTGACACGAGCTATACAAGCTATTCTGACCGCGTTCTCGCTGATGGTGGAACGGTTGAAGGTATCGACTGTTTGCCTGTTGACCTCACAGAGCTTGTTGAATATAAGCGAATGGAGCTTGGGGCAGATGCTTTTGAGCTTGAATATGGCAAGCGCGGTGATGAGTGGTACGAGCCTATAAAGGGGAGCCGCGTAGTATTTGACTTCGTTTGCAGTAGTCAGGAGGACTTGGACTATGTAGATGACATTGCCCAAGTGCAGGAAACGCGCTTTTTTGTACGGCTATACCGTGACGGCTCAATCTTTTGGCAGGGGCCTATTCTTCAAGATTTGCTGCGCGTTCCTTATTCGACCATTCCCGCATCGGTAGAAATTCAGGCAACGGATGGATTAGCGAGGTTGAAGGGGGTTCGAAAGGCTATATCTGAATTTAACAACGTAGCGGAAAGTGTTATATCAATCCTGAAAGATGCCGACATCGGCAATCTATGGGCTACTAGTGACGACTTTTTACGGACGGCAGTCAAATGGACGGAAGAGCAAACGTACTCAGGGACTCCCGCGAATACATACGACACCCTCGAATTTATGTTCGTTCCGGCTTTTGGGGGGCAGTATACCGAAGATGAGAATGGAGATCCTGTTTACAGGAGCTATTACGATTATTTGGAAGTGGTTTTGAAAGTGCTTAATTGCCGCATTCTTTTGGCTGATGGTCTATGGAATATCGAGCAGATAGACCAAATAGAAGAGGGCACTACAATCTACTCTAACACATACAAAAAAAGCTATGCGATAGGCGCAAACGCAAACCCTTCGACCGCTACGGGCGTGACTTCGAGGGGTTCAGCGTTCTTCCCTTATTTCGCTCTTTCGGCTACGGCTGATATAAACAGGGTAGGCACCGATTCAAGCTGGACATACATTCCCGCGGCAAGAACTTTCGAGATACGATACAAGACAGATGATAATATCGCTATCAATGTAGAGTGGATGCGGGTGGTTTCAACCACCTACACGATGCGCGACCTTTTAGAAGATGCTAATTCGGGCGTAAGGTTTAGGACTGAGGTCGGATTCCACAAAGTTGTAAACGGGGCTATCATTGACCAAACGGAAAGGCTGCAAATAGTAGCAACGATAAAACTAGTTGGCAGCACCACTACATATTATTTAACATCTGGAGCTAATCCCGGGGAAGGTGTATGGACAACAAGCGTTGCAAGAATTAACTTGATTGGATTTGAGGTAACTGTTCCAGCTGGTTCATCACGAGAGGTTGAGCCACCAACACCGTATAAAGTAAAGTACTTCCAAACGCCTGACGTGCCTATTGACGGCACTATCGAAATAAGCTACACGGCAGAGCTTCGCACGTTGCCAAATGTTCCAGGGGGCACTATGACTTTAGGCACGATTAACACGGGCCAAAACATCAGCGAAAGAGGCGTGAAAATTGGCCTAGGTTCCACAGCTCCGCAGGGGCCATCTTTAACAGGAAGGAAGTACACGGTTACAAATACCGTTGAAGCAAACGCCACCTTTGAAAATGATTTTGGAGAGGTCTATTTAGCTGATGCGATAAACAGCGCAAACACTGCTAACAAGATTCAAGCATACGACCCAACAGCCCCCGCAGTTCCTACGGGCAAATTTGTGGATAGCGTAAGTTGGACGAGGTTCGGGGTAGGAACGCCTCAGCCTTTACTTTCTCTTTTGCTTACCAAAGCGATGCAGCTTTTTGAATTGCCGCGAAGGTTATTTGACATTAACTACTACGGGGATATAAACCCTATCAGAGCCTTCAGGCTTGGTTCTCGCGACTATCTTTGGAATTGGCTAAAGCTAAACGCTAGGGCGAGCTATGTGCAATCAGAGGCGTATGAATTGAAAGTCGAAAGCACAGCGCAAACAGTCAATGATGACGACATCTATGAAGATCGCAACGGCATTTATAGCACGCCTTCTGTTTCTGATTACTTACCACCTGGAAGCGTAGACGATGGGTTGAGCAATCCGATAAATGGCAGGATAGGTTCTGAGGTGGCGGGCACTACTACTTCAATACCTCTTTCTTATGCCCTTTCGTATAC